CAAAAACAAAAAGAGTGAAAGGAAACAGCATCGGTACGTTGAACCGGGCCCAGCTGGAGTGTTTTTAACTCAACTCAAGAGTTTGGAGGGGAATTTCTGCCATACAGCATACTCAGTTCCACCCACAGTGATCCTCGTATTGAAGTTCCGCTCAAGAGCTTTCGTAGCAGTATACACAATAGGTGTCATATTGTAACGATCGAGCAATCTTTGAAGAACTTCAGTAGTGATATCATGGTAGTCCACACTGATGGAAGGATTAACCGAATACCCATCAACAGTGGTTGTGGGGGGGTCTTGCTTGATATTGTTGGCAGTTTCCAAAGAATCTGCATACACAGAAAATAAGGAGTTGTAGGATATAGTGGTGATATCAGCGACCCCACACAGAGAGTTTAGATTCCGTTCTAGCACCAAAGTGGAACCATCATATGCCCTAGTGTTACCAGAGGTAATCAAAATGCCGAGAGCATTCAATTGAGCGACTGTCATAACACGTGGGTCAGCAGAAACAGAAGTAATCCTCTCTGGGTACGCACCGAGAAATCTTGTCTCAGCGACGGCTATAATTGCAGCAGGGGCACCAAGAATTGCCGTTGGGGGGAGCCACCTATCAGCGGAGTCCAAATGATCAACCCTGATCAAATTTGGCAACGTAAATACTCCGCCAGGTACTGTGTAGGTGTCGGGGGGGGTGTTAAGCCCACGAACGACCAACCTCGGAACTCCATAACGCAGGGCAAACCGTCCAAAGTCTCCCAGGTTTGCAAAGATGCTAACAGCACTCTCCATATCTTGAATCCGCAAGACGAGCGTTCCACAATTATATTCCTCAGTGGAATCATTAGAACGTTTTGGGAGCAGAAGACTCTTATAGATTGTGGTGAATGGGGTCCGAACAACCATCACGCCTTCTTCAGGGCGGGAGATGTCCAAAGGACCGCGATAGTGCAAAGCGTTAGTGGAGGGGCCCTCTAACAGCGAGTAGTCAAAATCAATTGAGTTACCCGGTCGATATACGGCTAAAACTGTGGCCTTTCCAACTATGGTGAACACCGGTTCGCAACGCCAAATGCGAAACATAGATGCGTAGTAAGCCAGACTAGACTTGCGAAAAGTGGCGCTGGCATCATCAGGAATCGCATGTGCGAACAGCGATGATATAGGAATCGCCACTATGTGGGACCCAGCATCAACATGGACATAGTCTATCAATTGGCTGCGTTTAAGGCAGATCCTGAAGGTCCCAGGGATTTGGGGTCCCGCAGAATCGACTGGAACACTCTTACCATCAGGAGCTACAACTTGTTCATCACGTGTGGCAAGAACCGACTCTATGGTGCTCTCCGTCTGCATACTTTGACAGCGAATCTTCACCTCTTCCTTGCGGTGACCACGACGAGTCTTAGATCTCTCGTAGACCTGCGGAGTTGAGCGAGGGTGAGAAAGTGCACGACTACGCAGTGACTCAACAGGCGCGACAGATCTCAT